TCCAAGACTAAAACCAGCACACAGAACTATGATGCTTATGCAGAATATGAGAAAGTTTCAAGATAACTTTTTCAAGAATGGAGCTGTACCTGGTTTAGTCTTAAAATCACCTAACACTCTTTCTGAGAAAATTAAAGAAAGAATGTTACAAGCGTGGGTTGCTAGATACAATCCACAGTCAGGTGGAAGAAGACCATTATTTTTAGATGGTGGTCTAGAGGTTGAAAACCTAACTGAGATTAGCTTCAAAGATTTAGATTTCCAAGATGCTATTCATAATAACGAGAAGATAATTCTAAAAGCGTTAGGTATTCCACCAATTTTGATGGATAGCGGTAATAATGCAAACATTAGACCAAACCATCGATTATATTATTTAGAAACCATACTACCTATAGTAAATAAAATAGCGTATGCTTTCGAGAGATATTTCGGTTTCAAACTTGATGAAAATGTATCAGGAATACCTGCTCTACAACCAGAGTTAAGAGACCAGGCAAGTTATTATGCCACACTTGTGAATACAGGTATTATGACACCGAATGAAGCAAGGGAGGCACTAAGATTTGAAACAATCGAAGGATTTGATACACCAAGAGTTCCTGCAAATATCGCAGGTTCAGCCGCAAATCCCGAAGAAGGTGGGCGACCAGTCGAGACGCCACCAAGCGAGGAAGAATAATGACAAAAGATATGATGATAAAGGCTTTGTCCGAGTTTATGGCTTCAAAAGGCGTTGACTCAATGACATTAGTCGAATATAAAGGCTACGGTAGCGATGCTCCTGTCAAAGATTATATACTAAAAAGATACTTTGGCTCATGGAACAGAGTTATGTCAGTGGTAAAAGCAAGATATCCTGTCTCAGTAGCACCTGCACCAAAGGTGGAGAAAAAGGTTGCTAAAAAAGAGGTAAAAGATGTCAAACAAAAATAAAATATATCACTGGACGAGTACTTTTAAATCATTAGGTGAAACTGATGATGGCGGAGTAAATATTAAAGGGTCTGCAAGTACAAATGCACTAGATAGAGCTGGAGATATTATTCAACCAGATGCATGGACAAAAGGCGGATTGGAAAGCTATAAAGGTAATCCAATTATTCTTTTTAACCATGACTATAACAAACCTATTGGTAGAGCAACCGATTTAAGTGTTACAGATAACGGCTTAGACATATCTGCAAAGATATCAAAAGCTGCTGGTGATATAACACAATTAGTTAAAGACGGAGTCCTTGGAGCATTTTCTGTTGGTTTCAGGTGCAAGGATTCTGAGTATATGACTGAAACCGATGGATATAAAATAAAGGACGCGGAACTATTTGAAGTTTCCGTAGTATCAGTGCCTTGTAACCAGAACGCAACTTTTGGTTTAGCAAAGTCATTTGATAGTATGGACGACTACAGAAAGTACCAAAGTGAATTTTTAAAGGCTAACTCAGTTGAATCAGCAGACGCTGTTAAAATTGAGCAGCCAAGCGAGGAGAAATCCTCATCAATGGAGACTGATATGTCAGAAGAAATGAAGACTCCTGAAACTTCTATCGACTTGGACGCATTTGCAAAAGAGGCTGCTGAAAAAGCAGTTGCTCAGTATGCAATGAAACAAGCCGAAGAAAAAGCAGCAAAAGAAAAAGCAGAGGCTGAAGCGGTTGAAAAACAAGCAGAAGCAGATGCTGAAGCAAAGGCTGCTCAAGAAGCTAAAGAGATGGAGCAAAAAACTGTAATCGAAGCTGGATTATCAGGCGCCGAAAGACTCATGGAAGATGTCGAGAAAAGAGTCAATGATAAGCATGAAGACTTAGAGTCAGTAGTTAAGAACTTAGAATCTCAACTTGCTGAAAAATCTGAAGAAATCATGAATATCAGAGAGTCAAAAAGAATTTTCCAAGATAGAACAGGTCAAGGCGACTGGAAAAAAGCTTTCGAAAACGATATTATAGACGCTAAATTCTTAGGTCTCGCTAACGGAAAAGGTTATGACACAGACTACGGTAAGAGTGTCATGGAGAAAGTCAACGCACATTCAGGTGTTGGTGTATCTTCAGCAGACTTTGAGCAAGTTGTATCAACAAATATCGAAAGAGACATTCAGAATGAATTGGTATTAGCACCTCTATTTAGAGAAATCCCAATGACTTCTGCGACTCAAATTATTCCAATCCTACCTGATTCAGGTTATGCTGAGTTCACATCTAACCAGACTGCTAGTGGTTCTTCACCACATGGTAACTTGTCTGAAAGAGGTGACGCATACAACCCTGGTTCAGCAGGTGGAGTTGATTTGACAGAAAAAACTCTCTCAACCGTGAAATTAATTTCACAATCTTTCTTAGGTAATGAAACTGAAGAAGATGCGATTATGCCAATCCTACCTCTCATTAGAGAGTCAATGGTAAGATCACATGCAAGAGCAATCGAAAACGCTATCTTAGCAGGTAACAACTCTGCTAACGGTGTATTCTCATCAGGTAGTTTTGATGGGTTAATTCAATTAGCGGCACAAGACGATAGTTCTGGTACTCACGCAACTGCATCAGGAACAGCATTTGCATCTGAGTCTTTAACAGCAGCTGACTTACTAGCTATGAGAAAGAAAATGGGCAAATACGGTATCAACCCAGCAGAAGTACTTTACATTGTTAACCAACAAGAGTACTACAACCTACTAAGTGATGCTGAGTTCCAAGACGCTAACCTAGTTGGCGACATGGCAACTAAGCTATCAGGTGAAATCGGACAAGTGTTCGGTTCAAGAATTCTTCTTTGTGATGAGTTCGCAACACCTGCAGTTAGCAAGGTACACGCTGTAGCGATATACCCAAGAAACTATGTAATGCCAAGATTGAGAGGTGTCACAATCGAATCAGATTACGAAGTAGCAAACCAAAGAAGAGTCTTAGTGGCTTCACAAAGACTTGGTTTCACAGACCTAATCGACGGTGCAACATCTGTTCACATCAGAAGTTACAAATCTAGCTAATATTAGCAAATAAGGTTATGTGGGGCGACCTAAAGCCCCACACTTTTAAACTATGGCAGACTTAATAACAGTAACAGAATATAAAGACGCAGAGGGTCTCAGAGGCGAGAAGGACGACGACCGTCTTGCTATTATAGTACCTCAAGTATCTGACTTAGTTAAAAAATATTGTGGAACAAGTTTTGTAGACTTCTTTTCCACAGACAAAGTTGAAACTTTTTCAATTGAAGATAACTACACCTCAACGATAATAGTCAGCGAGAGTCCGTTAACGGCAGTTGATAAAGTAGAAGAAAGAGCAACTTATTCTGATAGTTATACAGAATTAACTACAGGAAACTATGAGTACTATGTAGACTTTGAAGCAGATGCAATTATAAGAACAGATAAAGACGGTAATCCTAAACCATTTAAAAAAGGAGTTGGAGCTGTTAAAGTAACTTATAATGCAGGGTTTGCTACTACACCAAAAGATTTACAACTTGCACTCTTTGATTTAGTTAATTACTATATCAAAGACGAGCATAAAGAAAGAAGAACACTTGGTGGAGCAACAATCAACAATCAGGGCACTGCAGGAATTAGAACTTCCACAGATTTTCCAGACCACATAAAAAGAGTTCTGGATTTATACAAGGTGGTTATATAATGGCACTGCAAGTATTAGTTGATGAATTAAGAAAAGAAGTTGAAAAAAATAAAAGAATAGAACACTATAAAACAGGAAAATTTAGAGTATATTTTACTTTTTCAGAAATGGCTCAAATTGCTCATTTTTTTATTGTTGACCAAATTAAACAGACAACTCAATATAAAAGGTCTATAAAAAGAGCACATAAAAGAGATAGTGCTCTTGTAGGTGGTATAACAGAAAAAATGACAGCAACAGTGCAAGAAACTAAGCTGAAAAAAGACTTAAATAAAACTATAAAACCTTTAGCAGAAGCATTATTTAAAAGAGACGGTAAAAAACTAATTACAAAAGCACATAAAAAATATAAATATGTACTAGCAAATAATGAAACACAACTAGAAAATGATATGGCTGGTGTAGCTGTAGACGACCATAAGAGTGTCTTTAAGTATGCTCTTGCAGTGCATGGAGATAGAATTGAAGTAATTTATTGTAGAAGTATGTTTGGCCCTAATACTGAAGTTAAAAAAAGAACTGGGAGTGGAGCTCATCGAAAGGCATTACATAAAGAGGACGATGTAGGTAATGTAATAACAGGAAGAGTTGTTGACCAATTTCTTGATATGGTATTAGATGCAGTAACAAAGGATTTACCGAAAGGAAGAGGAAAAACAATATCTGGTATTACTCCTGATAAAGACTTACCAGGAGCATATTCACCTGGTCAATTAGGCAGGAGAAGACCTTATAAAGGAAAGCTGGGCGCAAGAAGTCACTCAGGCCTTCGTATTAGAGCACACGGAGAGCCTATGGGTAATGAAGACCCTATTTTTGGTGCGGATACAACAGAAGCCACAGCAAATCTTTTAGACCTTTTTCAAGATCCAGCAAAAGTAACTAATTTAAAAACAAAAATGTTGGCAGCGGCTAAAAAGAAAACAGGTAAACGTGGTAAACCTGCCTTCGGAATGAAAAAAATCTACGAAGATACTGTTCATCACTTACTTACAGACTTGAAGATTCAAGGTCAAAGAATGTCTGATGCGGCACTTCTTGATGATGAGTATGATATAATTATGTCAGTTACAATCGAAGACGTAAATGCTAAACAAAAGGCTAGAGCTGATAAAGGCCCAATAGTTGAAAGAATTAAAGTAGTAGAACAAAAAATGATTGATATACTTTCTGACCCTGCTTCAATAGCTTCAAAGCCGATGAAAGATAGATTATCAGCAGCGGCAGCTAAAAATATAATTCAGAATATGTTTTTACACAAAACAAATCCTGATATGAGATTTAAAGTTAATAAAAAATTAATAGCTGAAGGTAAATATAAAGATAACGGAACAGCTAAAGGTAAAGCAA